TATGAAGCCTACTTCGCGGAGAAGGCCAAGCGCATCGACATCACGAACCGCTTTAGTTTCTATCAGGCCCAGTCCATCCTGCTGCGCGGGATGATTCGCGACGGCGACTCCTTTGCGGCCAAGGTCCGCAACGCCAACGGCGAAGCGAAACTCCAGCTGATGGAAGCCCACCGCGTCGGCGACCCTCTCGAAGGCAAGGTGCCCGAGGGCATGCACGACGGCATCCAGTTCGGTCCGTTCGGCGAATACATCGCCGTGAACGTCTACCGCTCCGACGGCTCGTCCCGCCAGATTCTCGCCCAGTCGATGATGATGATCGTCGACCAGGAGTACGCGTCCGGCGCCCGTGGCGTCCCTCTGCTACAGCACTCCATCAACTCCATCCAGGACGAGATGGAAATCCTCGCCCTCGAGAAGCAGGCCGTGAAGGACAACGGCGACGTGACCCGCGTCATTAAGAAGCAGGGCGGCACGATTGACTCCGACATGGCCGGAGAACTCGGGGCGACGACCAGCCAGTCCTACGCCAACGTGGCCGCGACGATGGGTGGCAAACTCATCGCCCTCGAGCCCGGGGAGGACATGACTTCCTTCCAGAGCAACCGCCCGAACGCCACCTTCACCGGCTTCCTCGCGGCGCTGGAACGCGACATCTCGCAGGGCGTCCTGCCTTACGAGTTCGTCGGCGACTCCTCCAAGCTCGGAGGGGCCACCGTCCGCCTGATCACCGCCAAGGCTGGCCGAGTCTTCTCAAAGTACCAGACCATCATCATCGAGAACTTCTGCGTCCCGACTTGGGGCTACATCATCGGGCAGGCCATCGCCGCCGGCGAACTGCCCGACGACCCGCAGTGGAACCAAGTCTCCTGGACTACCCCGAAGTCCGTTACCGTTGACGCTGGCCGTGAAGCCGCGAACGACCGCGCCGACGTCGAGATGGGTCTCCTCTCGATGTCCGAACTCTACGCCCAGCGCGGCCTCGACTTCCGCACCGAGATGCAGAAGCGCGCCGCCGACATGGTCCACATTAAGGACCTCGCGGAAGAGTACGGCATCCCGTTCGAACTCCTGTTCCGTCCGTCCAACACCCCCGTCGGCACTATCGTCGGCGAGGTCGAGGAAGGCCCCGAGTCGGAAGGCGAAGACGAGCCGGCCTCGATGGAAGAGCCCGAATCCGAAGACGAACCCAACTCCTAATTTCCCCATGCGTTTCCTCACCAACGGACTGTCGGGCCGCGAGCCCCTCCTCATCGACCCGACCAAGGCCAAGGACCACGCCGTCCTCGCCGAGAAGTTCGGCTTCACGGAGATGCTTTCTCAGCTCTTCGGCGTCGCCCCCAAGCCCTACGTGGTCGACGGCATCGGCATCATCCCGGTCGTCGGCGTCATCGGCAAGGGCCTGTCCCCGCTCGAGAAGATGATGGGCGCCGCGGACGTCAACGAAATCGCCGAAGCCCTCGACGCGTTCGCCGCGAACCCAGAGGTCGAGAAGGTCGCCCTGCAAATCTCCTCCCCTGGCGGCACCGTCACGGGCGTCGAAGAACTTGCCAACAAGGTGCGTAACTACGGCAAGCCCACGCTGGCCTACACCGACTCCGAGATGGCGTCCGCCGCCTATTGGATCGGTTCGGCTGCGGATCGCGTCGTCGCCAGCCCGTCCTCCACGGTCGGAAGCATCGGCGTCTACATGGCGATTCCTGACTACTCTGAAGCCGCCAAGATGGCCGGCATCAAGATGGTCGTCATCAAGTCCGGCAAGTTCAAGGGCGCCGGCATCGAAGGCACCAGCCTCGACGAGAACCAGATGGCGAACCTTCAGGAAGGCGTCGACACTATCCACGCCGAGTTCAAGCAGGCCGTGAACATGAAGCGCAAGATGGTGAAGGCCGAAGCCATGGAAGGTCAGGTCTTCTCAGGCAAGCAGGCCGCCGCCCAGGGCTTGGTCACTGGCTTGGCCGACTCCTTCAACGACGCCCTGCGTTCGTTCTGATGCCTCAGACTGTACCCGTTCCTGATTATGTCACCGAGGCCGCACGTCGTGGCCTTGAGTGGCATCGGGAGGGTAAGTCCGGCGACGGCGTAACCGATCAGACTCTGCGGGAAGCCCGCGACATGGTCGAAGGTTCCATCTCCGAGGACAAGGTCCGCAGGATGGGTCCTTGGTTCCGTCGTCACCGCGCTGACATGGACGCTCCGAAGAACGACCCGGACAACAAGGACTTCCCTGGAGCGGGTGCCGTCGCGTGGGCTCTCTGGGGTGGTCCGACCTCCGGCGACATCATGCGCACCGCCGAATGGGCCGAGCGTAAAGTCGAGCAACTCGACCGCGAACAGTCCGCGAATAATTCCATTCCTAGCAAACATAAGACTATGACCATCGAAGAACAGCTGCTCGCCGCCAACGCCGCTCTCTCGGGCCTCACCGCCGAGCGCGACGACCTCCGTACCACTGTCGAGAAGATGACCGTCGGCGCCGCCGCCGAACTGGAATCCCTCAAGGTCGAAGCCGCCGCCAAGGATGCGAAGCTCGCCGAACTGACCGCCGCCCTCGAGGCCGCCGTCAAGGACGCCGAGTCCCTCAAGGCTCTGGTCGCCGAGCACGAAGCCTCCAAGGTCAGCGCCTCCAAGGAAGCCGCCAAGATCGTGGCCTCCGTCGGCGTCGCCCCTGTCGAAATCAGCCCTGCGGACGCCAAGCCGACCGCCGAGGCCGTCGACCACCTGGCGACCTTCCTGTCCCTCCCGGTCGGTTCCAAGGAGCGCAACGATTACTTCGCCGCTCACAAGCACGCCATCATCAAGGCTGCTCTCTAATTTCCCTCAACCCTCACCCAATCCTAACACATCATGGCTAACTCCATCGTCGCCGCTCCCAGCATCCTCGCTGAAAGCGTCATCGCTTCCCTCAAGGGCAAGCTCCCCGCCCTGCGCGCCTTCTCCTCGGTCTTCTCGGCCGCTGAGTCGTCCGCCGGAAAGACCGTTCAGGTCCCCCTCATCGGTACCTCCACCGCGACCGAGTTCGGCGCCGGCGGCTACCTCACCCAGGACGACGCGACGATCACCGCCGCGAACGTCACCCTCAAGCACTTCAAGGTGTCGAGCCGCTTCTCGCCCCTCGACGTCAAGATGTACGGCGCTCAGTTCCTGAACAACGCCTTCGTCCCGACCGCCGCCAACGCGCTCGCCGAAAAGTGCCTCGCTGAAATCGGCGCCCTCATCACCGCCGCCAACTACGCTTCCGGCACGAACACCGGCGCCTCCCTGTCCTACTCGGAAGTCGTCGCCTCCAAGGGCGTCCTCGACGCCGCCAAGGCCGCCGAGCCCCGCGCGTTCATCCTGAACCCGACCTACGCCAACAACCTCCTGGGCGACGCCACCATCATCGGTAACTCCGTCCTCGGTGCTGGCATCCTGACCTCCGGCCAGATCGGCACCCTCGCTGGCGCCGCTGTCTACCAGTGGAACAGCCTCCCCGCCAACGGCGAATCCCTCGCCGGCTTCGGTTGCGGCGCTGACGCCATCGCGGTCGCCTCGGCTCTCCCGATGGGCGAAATCCCGGGCTTCGAAGTCGCCAACGCTGTCGACGCCGACACCGGCCTCGGCGTCCAGGTCCTCATGGGCCAGGAGCAGAGCGGCTACTACAACGTCACCGCCACGCTGCTCTTCGGTGCCGCTGTCGGTCGCGCGACCTCGCTCAACCGCCTCACCACGGCCTAATCAGCCCGACAGGCTTAAACGAGACCCCCAGCGATGGGGGTCTTTTTTTGTCCCCCTACCAAAGCGGGCAAGTATAGGATGAGCCTCTACTCTGAGTTTCTGGCGGACGCGAAGGAGATGATCGCGGACTTCGGCGTGGCCGGGTCGGCCAACTCTGGGGCCATCACCTTCTCCTGCCTCATCTCCGACCCCGCCGTCTCGACCGTGCTCGAAGCAGGGGGGTATTGTGAGCGGACCCAGTATACGGTCAGGCTCCCCGCTGTAACGGCCTCCTGGAGCCAGCCAGACGGGTCTATTGGGGCATCGGCGGCCACCCTTAGCGGAGGGGTGCCCATCGCCTCCCTCGCCCAAGGCAAGAAAATCGTGGCAGGCGGGAAGACCGTCCGCATCACGACCCAGACCTACAAGCCCGGGTCGGCATGGATCACCCTCGTCGTCATCGACGATAACCAGTAACCAGCCGTGGTCACGGTCAGCCTAAATCCGAAGTCTTATTCGGATTTCATCAAGGCTATCACTCGATACGCCAAAAGGTCGAAGCAGACCTTGAAAGATGCTACGCTCGAGCAGGCAGCGCTTGCCTGTCAGGACGCCGCGACATTTACCCCTCCAATTCCAAAAGGCGGAGGTAAGGGTCTGACAAAGGCGGCCGAACTTGCTGGTGAAAACGCCGTCGAAGGCGACATCAGGAAGATTTTCGTATCGGCTAATGACCGATACTCCCGCAACGCGGCTAACGTTCTAGCGATCAACCTGGCATATGCGACAAAGACAAATGACTTTGCCCTGTTCAATCAGCTGATTGGAAAGGGATCTATGAAGGCCCTTCAAGGCCTCTCACCCATCATGCAGCGCATCGCTAACGACTACGACTACGAGCGCGCATTCAAAAAAGCGAAGAACTACCTGAACAAGACGAACCTAGTCGTCAGTGACTACGGAACTCTTGGCTTCGTCCATAACATGAGGCCGGTCCACAATCAGATCAAAGCGAAGTACGGAGGCCGTGTTCGCATGGGAATCAAGCCTATCCATAGGAAGCTACTTGTTGAAACTACCGCTGAACTTAAGGAGTACATCAAGGAGCGACAGGCTATGGTCGGAAGAATCAAATCAGGATGGGCCGTGGCTTTGAGGTCATTGTCTAAGCCAATGATTAACGGCGTCGAAAAAAACTTCGGCGTCGATTTGTTGAGCGTTCCTTGGATCGTCAGACATACTTCAGTTACTGGTTTCAATACATCTTCCTTCAGCGACAAGTTAGCCCACGTTGTAGTGACCAATCCAAGTGGAAACGTGAACGGCATTGCTGACCAGGCTAATGTTCTTGGACTGGTTTATGCTAACAGGACAAAGCAGATGCGAAAGCGAGTCCGGCACCTGCTTCAGCAGGATGTCGATGACTTCAACAAGAAGTAATCACTTATCCGAGCGCACCTGCACGAACACCGGGTGGCGTAGCGAGCCCTTCGGGGTCTTCATCTGGAAGTCTACCTCAGCGGTCTGACCGATGAGCTGAGAGCGGTCGGCGAGCAGGGCGACGCGGGTGGCGTTATCCATGCCCGTGCCGACTTTGACCAAGCGGCGTCCGCAGCGCACGACGATATGGCCTGCCATGCCGGCGCACTTGCCCGTGCCTTCGACCACGTCCACAATCTCGGCGTCAGTGGTGTCGGCGTCCTTGACCTTAAGCCAAGCCCTGGAGCGGAGGCCGTAAGAGTAGGGGGCGGTCGTGTCCTTGACCATGGCTCCTTCGAAGCCTTCGGCGGTAAAGCGGAGAAAGGCTTCCGCCGGGGTGCAGGAGACGCTCGGGATGAGCAAGAGGGACGTAGGATAGGACTGAGCGAACAAAGCCTCCAGAGAGGCACGGCGGGTGCTGTAATCGCCATCCACAGATGGAATGTCAAACAGCCAGACACGGGCATCGTCCGCGGATTGTTCCGAGCGGAGGGCACCGACCGAGGTGAAGAAGGACTTGCCGGACACGGCCTCGCCGTCGAGCACCCAGATGCCATCCTTGCCAGCCAGGAGGTCGAGCACCTCGTCGGCCAGATGGTTGAGGGAAGGCATAGGGTTGCCGTTGCGGGTCTCGAAACGGACGACGCGACGGGATAGGTCGGCAGTAATCAGGACGCGGAGGCCATCGACCTTGGGCTCGCAGACGTAGGACGCAGGGGTCTCGCCGGCATAAAGACGGGCCAGCATAGGGCCACGGCGAACCTTAACGACCCTGCGCTTGATGGGTCTGATGACGCGGTGCTCCTCGATATGCTGTAGCATACCAAGGAAGCTAGTCAGTGCCGGGTCGTCGAACATACGCACAAATAAAGGCTACCCACATCCCCCTGTCAAGTTCCTTTAAACTACCAAAAAGGGCAAAGGTACAATGGGTACGAAGAGCATTAGGCACATCGTGGAAGCCACGCTTGCCACCTACCTGTCCACCCAGACCGGGCTGACCTCCGTCCAATTCCTGACGGGGGACAGCGCCGTGACCCAGACCCTGCCAAAAGCAGTTGTCCTATGCGACTCCGCCCGGGCTCCTGGCGACCTCCCCGAGGGGCTTGGCAACTATGCCTGCTCGGTCCGCATCACCCTTTTCTCCAACGCGGACGACACGACCCTCGCCGATCACCGCGCCCGATGCGCAGCCCTGTCCGGAAACATGAGGGACCTGACATCCATCAAGGCCGCCTTCGTCAGCTCGACGGACGCGTCCTGCTATGACGTCACTATGGTCTCAGAAGACGAGGGACTCGACGAACGCTCCTGGGCGACCTCCTTCGCCTTTGACGTGCTGGTGGTCCTTCCTCCGGCCTAATTCCAATCGGGGCAAAGACAAATGGCCGCCATCGATACCGGAACCACCTGCATCTACGGAGTCGCGGGTACTGTCACTAATCTCTTCGTCCAGAGCTACAGCCTTTCGTCCTCGTTCAACTCCGAGGCCACTGTGGTCGACGAAGCCGGCCTCACTAAGACGGCCCGTTACGACGACCGTAAGACTGAGATCACCATCGAAGGCATCGCCAAGACCTCGACCATGCCGGTCCTCGGCGCGGCCCTGTCCTTCACGGTCAACACGGCTTCGGCCTACCCCTCCGGCTCTGCCTCGGCGTCCTTCGTCGGCACCATCACCAAGATTGATGACAAGGGCTCGAACAAGGGCTTCACGGCTGTCACGATCACGGCGGTCGACTACGAAGGCATCACGCCTGCCTAATTGACACCCCTGTAAAGGGGCTAGCATCAGAGGAGTGGACCGCCGCTTCCTGAACGCCTACATCGACCCAGGCCGCTTTCGGTTGCTGGGTCGAACTCTTTACCCGTGGTGCCTAAAGTACCGGGTGCGACTGATGGGATTAAACTCTCCTCTGGTCGATGGGCATCGTGCGATCACTCCGGCTGACCTTATCTTCGCTTGCCACGTATGCGCCGAGGAGCCCCTAGGCCACCTTGGGTTTTTCGATAAGGTAAGGATAACCTGGCTTAACCATAATCCTAAAGACTTTGAAAAAGCACTCGAAGCCTTCGCCGGCTACATCCTAGTCCATGACTGGCCTAAGTTCTGGGAGCAGAATAAGGCTAAGTCTGGAGGTGGGAGCAAGGGCGTCCCGTGGCCCCTTTCAATCGTGGCAAACCTCATCGCGTCGGGCATCCCTGAGCAGCGCGCGTGGGAGATGCCGGAGTGCCAGGCCATCTGGCTTAACTCCGCCCTGGCTATCCGCAAGGGTGCGGACGTGGCGATCATGTCCCCAGAGGAGGAAGCATTCATGGCAGCCGAGGAAGCCAAGGAAGCCGCCGCGACTGCTTCCAATCCTGCAAAGGAAAGCCCCCCTACGACCGATGTCCCAGTCCCTTGAGATTGACCTGAAGACCAACTCCGATGTCCCGCAGGCCATGGATAAGGCCAAGGCGGCCACAGAGAGCTTCAACAAACAGGTCGAGAAAGTCAGCAAGACCACCAAGCGTTCCATGGACGCCAGTAAGGAGTCCACGGTCAGCGTCGGCAAACAGGTCGATGAAATCGGCAGGAAGTTCAGCATGTCCTTCAAGGACATCTTCCTTTCCTTCCTAGGTCCGATGGCCTTGGTCACTGCCGCGATCTCAATCATCTCTAGGAAAATCGAAGAGAATCAGAAGAAGCAACAGGACGCCAATCAGGCGGCTATCGACGGAACGAACGAACTGATTTCCAAAGAGGAACAGTATTGGGCTAAGAAGCGCGACCTTCAGAAGAAGGCGACAGAGTCTGAGGAGCAGGCAAAACTTTCCAGCGAGCAGATCGCAAAGGACTTCCTTCTAAACACTAAGGAAGGTGCGGCCTTGATGGAGCTTAAGACAAGGAGTTCACAGGCGCCTGGATACCTAAAGGCTTTAGAGGGAGTTACAGGTGCTAGGGAAAAGCAGGCTGAACTGCTTTCCAAGTCTCCTGAAATCCAAGCGGCAGTCCGCCTTAACCTGATGGAGATGCAAAAGAAAGACCCTCTGGCGGCGGCGGCGGCTAAGGACTTCAAAGGTCCTGAAGGCTTCGGCAACGTCATCGGTGTCGGACCTAACCCGGTTCTTGAAGCAATGGCTAAGCAAAATGAAATTGCTTTGGCTCAGCTCGCAGAACTTCAGAAGATTTCCGGCACGTCCGGCGTCCCAACCGACTTCACCAAGACCCCTTCCAAATAAACCATGGCTCGCATCGAACAAGGCAATAACCTAGGCACCGCCCTTCAACAGCCAGGAGGCAAAGTAAGCGATGACGGATACGGCTTGTTGACCGCTACTGTCGTCTATAAGGTGGACGAAAGCGCCATCGCCGGAAATCCCATCCTTATGCGTGGTTCGAATTGCCCTATCGAGGCAAACTGCAAGTCTCATCGTTATACCTATGTCATTGATGCCCTAGGCATCGCTACCTTGACGATTGACTACGTGGGCATCGCCGACGGCGCCTCGTCGACCGACCCGCAGATCACCGGCTCGCAGGGTCTGACCTCGGAGCACATCACGACTCACCCTAACTTCTTCGAGACGGCCACGGCGCTTGGCTTCTCCGGCTCGCCCATCGCCGGCGTCGGTCCTAGCCCTGGTACGAAGGCAGACCCGAACTTTCAAGTCATCCCTGGAACCAATCCGACAGAGTACGGAGGCAATAACGGAGCCACTTTTGAAAGCCCTAAAGGACGTACCTTTAAGGGATTCAAGAAAGCCGAGTTCAATGACTTCTATGGCAAGACGAACTACCTCGCCCCGCAGTGCTCGCTGTCTGGCATCTTCTACACGACAAGTTCGACCATCGTCAACGATCACCGAAACGCGGTCGGCAAGACCTCCGGAAACGGCACGTTCGCAGGAAAGAAACTCGTCCCCGACTACATGGGCACGTCTTTCACTATCAGCGGAAAGAATCAGTTGCTCTTGGCTCAGGTGTCCTTCGAGGATTTCGGCCTGCTCTACAAGGTCCAGTATGAGCTGCGGTTCAACCGCGAGGGCTATAACAGCTCCGTCTACGCCTCCGTCTAATGAAACTGCAACCCGGAGTCGGCTATAACTTCGACTCGTCCGCGCACGGGTTCACCCTCGACACGTCCGACCCGTTCCCGTCTGTCACGCAGGCGAACAACCACCCGCTGAAGGTGGTCAACCTGCACTACGACGTGGCGGGCTCGGCGTGGCTCTATCAGGTCGTCCCTGGCACCATCAACAACTTGGTACCGCAGATCGAGGAGGACGCGGTCTGGGTCAAACTCGACCGCACGACCGCCGGCGTCCCTGACTGGCCCGTCTCGGTGATGACGCCCTTCGACGCTACGACGCACGAATGCTTTATTTACCTGCGCGCAGGCAAGGACGCGACCACGGGGGCTTTCCCTAGCGCCGACGATACCTCCACGGACTACCCCCGCATCATCAACTCGGACGTCGCCCTGGCTGACACCGACACCTACGGGTACGTCCTGCTGGCCGTCGCCACCGAGGCCACGGGTCCGAGCATCAGCGTGAACCAATACGTCACCGGCTCCCTCTGGGGCGACCGCATCAAGCTAGGCACCGACACGGCGCAGTATTACTACGCCCGCATCTGATGGGCTACGTGATCGGAGACAATGCCATCGGCATCTCTACGTGGGCGACCCTGCGTCGGGCTGTCGTGCAGGGCGGGACGCCGACTGTCAACGACCACAACGTCACCTACGCCGCGTCGTCTGGTTTCTTCAAAAGCGAGGAAGGCAACGGGCTCATCGCTGGAGGATTTAACCCGTTCCGCGCCGAACCTTCGGCCACAATCAACGTACAGGGCGTCTCCGTCTTCGCCTTCATCTACTTGGACGTCCGCTATGAGTCCGTCCTGACCGGGCAGACCGTCACGACCGATCTCGCCGAGACTTTCACGATTGACGCTTCGGCTTTCTCCAGCCCCTACCAGACGACCACGCCCCCCGTAATCGGCACCGTCATCGACGACATCGGCCTGCTGGACCCCGTGACCTGACCCCCCTTCCAATCGGGGCAAGGTTAGACCCGATGAGCTGCTCTACAACCGCATCGTTTTCCCGTGGAGACAGTTTCTCCAGCACTTGGACGTGGACTCCTGGCGCCGGAGAACCCGCCACGCTGACGGGCACGACCATCACTTCGACCCTTCGCGACTCGGCAAACAACGACTACGACATGACGGTGGTCATCGCCGCCGGAGGTCTGTCTTTCACGGCTACCTATGTCGGTGATACCTCCGACTGGGCCGTTGGCCTCGCGAGCTGGGACATCCGCTTTCAGTTCCCGGGCGGCCCCGTGACGCACTCCACCAAGTTCCGCGTGCAGATTCTCGGAACCATTACCCAGTCTTAACATGGCGACCATCACCGGCACGTTCAATTCCCTCATCGCTGGCACGATCTCTGGCAGTGTCGCGACCCCTGGCGCTACCGGCCCTGCCGGTCCTACGGGTGCCACTGGTGCCACCGGCCCTGCTGGCCCTGGCGTCCCTGCTGGCGGCACGGCTGGACAGTACCTCCAGAAGATTGACGGCGTCAACTATAACACCGACTGGGTCACGCTCAACCTCTCGGCCTACGCCCCGCTTGCCAGCCCTCTCTTCACGGGCGACCCCCGGGCGCCGACCCCGACCTTCGGGGATAATGACACGTCCATCGCGACGACCGCCTTCGTCCAGGCCGGCCTGCTCGGCGGCACGGCCAACGCCCGCAACCTCGAGGTCGAAGTCCGCAACCAGACCGGCTCGACCATCCCTGCCGGCTCCATCGTCTACATCTCCGGCGCCACGGGCAACCGTCCCCTGATCACGCTCGCCCAGGCGAACAACGACGCGAACTCCGCCCAGACTATGGGCTTCACGAAGACGAGCATCGCTAACAACGGCACGGGCTACGTCATCGTCCGCGGCGAACTCGAGAACATCGACACGTCGGCGCTGACCGAAGGCGTCCAACTCTACCTCTCCCCGACGACCGCCGGAACGTGGACGACCACGAAGCCCTCGGCCCCGCAGCACCTCGTCTATGTGGGCATCGTCGTCCGTGCTCATCCTACGCAGGGCGTCATCCTGGTCGCCGTCCAGAACGGCTACGAGCTGAACGAACTGCACGACGTCTCGATCACCTCGCCGACCAACGGTCAGGTCCTGAAGTATAACTCCTCGACGAACCTCTGGGTCAACGGGACTGACTCCTCGGGTGTGGCCTGGGGTGCCATCACCGGCACGCTGTCCAGCCAGACCGACCTCCAGACGGCGCTCGATGGCAAGTATAGCACCAGTAACCCGGCAGGATACATTACCTCGTCGGCCCTTACGCCGTACCTGACCAGCGCCACCGCGGCCTCGACCTACCAGACCATCTCAGGAATGTCGTCGTACCTGACGACCAGCGCCGCCGCATCGACCTACCTCACGCAGTCCAACGCCGCGAGCACCTACCAGACGCAGGCAGGCATGACGAACTACCTGAGCAAGGCTGGCAATCTCTCGGGTCTCGCCTCGACCTCCACTGCCCGCACGAACCTCGGCCTCGGTACGCTTTCGACGGTGAACGATGCTCCGGCCAACGGATCGCAGTACGCTCGAAAGAACAACGCATGGGAGGTCGTTTCTGGAGGTGGTGGTGCGACGTGGGGAAGCATCACCGGCACGCTCAGCTCGCAGACAGACCTCAACAGCGCTCTTGCGGCAAAGGCTAGTTTGTCTGGCGCCACATTCAGTGGAACAGTATCGGCTCCGACTCCTTCTGGTATCGCTAATGACACCGTAGTAATTAATCGTTCCTTCTCTGAGTTCAATCTAGGACTCAACTGGGCTGACCTTGTTTCGACTAGGGTTCACAATGTCATTTTCAGTTGCACAGGATCTGACCCTGAAAGCCCTGTAGAATACGAACAGACTGTTTACTTCGACTTCTGTTGCCCGGAAGGTTTTAACAATCTTTACAACCACAATGGCACATTGCCTTTCATCAATTTTCAAATTTATCTTGCTGGCGTTCAGCAGACAGCATGGACGGTCTCTTCTTCGGCCATCGCTTCGACCGGGAACTCTCGCGGCGTTACCACGAGTTTCCCTTATGGTAATAACTATGACGTTTATGTCGAAGTAGGAACTGGTGCCGGAGTGTTTCAAATAAGCCGGTTCAAGATTGGAACTTTCTCAACATGATCACCGCCATCGTCTCCTTTCTGATCGGTCTCGCCACGGGTCTGCTCGTGATGAGGAAGCATAAGGCCAAGGCCGACGCCATCGAGGCGAAGGGCCGCAGCCTGCTCGACATCCTGAAGGGTCGCTGAGTCTATGCGCCTGCTCCTGGTCATCGCCCTTGTGGCCCTGGCTGGGTGCAAGTCCAAGCCCGTGGACGAGCCGCTGCCTAAGCAGCCGGACGCCCCGACCAAGCCGGACGTCGTCGCGACCCTAGGCAAAGACCTGGACAAGACCGACCACCGCGTCGCCTCCGCCCTGGTCGCCATCGAGCGCAACGCCGACAAGCCGAAGGTCGTGGTCGCCGAGTCTCGCCTCGCTCAGTCCTATCTGCCTCAGCCCCCCGAGGCCGACGTCGCCTTCGCGATTGCCCGGGCCACAAAGGCCGACCCCGTGGACTACCAGAAGCAGATGGCCTTCGGTCGCCAACTCGCCACCGCCGTCAACAAGGCCTGGGAGAAGCTCGAAGCCCAGCAGGCCGAAGCCCTCCGCGTCTCTCAGCTGAAGGACGCCCGGATTGTGGAACTCCAGAAGGAGGTCGAGCGCGTGAAGAAGCACGCCTCATCCCAGACGTGGACGCTCGTCGGCGCCGGCCTCGCCGCCATCGGCGCCCTGTCCACGGCGTTCCTCGGCCCGCGTATCGGCATCCCGCTGCTCCTCTGCGGAGCCTTCTGCGGGTCGGTGCCCTTCATCATCGACAGCCCGTTCTTCATGCCCCTCGCGGTCGGCACGATTGCCATCGCCGCCGGCCTCGGCCTCTGGTGGCTCTGGGACAAGGTTCGCGATGCGGTGAATAAGCCCTCCCAATCTACGCACGATGAGCCGCCGCAAGCATAAGACCGCCAAGGTCGTCTGGCGCAAACTCGGCAAGGAGCGCGCGTGGGGACAGGCCACCATTGGCGAGAACCTCATCGAGATTGACCCCCGCCTAGGTGCACGCCGTCAGCTCGAGGTGCTCTGCCACGAACAGATCCACTTGACGTTCCCCTTTCTCAGCGAGGCTCAAGTCGACCGGGCAGGCAAAGACCTCGCCGCCGTGCTCTGGTCCCAGGACTACCGCCGCGTCCTCATCTCTCCCAACGCCAAGCCCCCCCGCATCTCGTGAGCGCCTCGCCCATCGACCCGGAAACCATTCCGAAGGAACTCAAGGACGGCGTCGTCGCCTCGGTCCTAGGTGGCCTCGCGATGACCGCCCGTCTCCTGCTTTCGACGGAGCCCGTCTCCTTCGGCTGGGTCGTGCGTCGTGTCCTCGCCGCCGCGATCACCGCCGCGATGGTCGGCTACGGCATCCAGGAACACATCTCCAGCCCGGGCCTTCGGATGGCCGTCGTCGGCGCGGCAGGCTACGCGGCTCCCGAGTGCCTCGACTACCTGATGCGTTACATCAAGGCCCGCGGAGAAAAGGAAGTCGCTGCCGTAACGGCTAAGGCCGCCAAACCCAATGGGAAAGCAAAAGCCAAGCCTGCCTCAAAGCGGAAGCGATAACCTCCTGCTGGCGGTCGCCCTCATCACGGGCTTCGCGGGAGTGTCTGCTTTCTCGTCGGCCTACATTGCCGGCTATGTCCTCGACACCCTGCAATCTCGGGACGCCTTGGTCATGATCGTGACGGACGCAGGCATCAAGTCGGACTCGCTCAGCGTCGAGCAGGGCCTGTCCTCCGCGACGATGGCGCTGAAGGCCGTCCGCGACCTCGGCTGGGCCTTGGCCGTGGGGTGCTTAGGGGTGGGGGTGGCGGTCTTCCTACGTTCCCGCCGTCAAAACGCCTCCTAGGGCAAGCCAGAGGGGTCTAATGCCCCTTGACGGAGGCGACCCTAGGGGCAAACTGAACTCAGTCGGAGAGGGGTACGGTCACCATGCCGGGCCTCGCAGACCCGAACCCGCTATTGAAAGGGTTGCCGTGAAGAACGGCACAGGGTTCGTTTGGAAAGGTGCTTGACGAATGCGGAACAGTTCGCCAAGGTCATTGACGCACCACCGAAACCATGAACACCGCCGAAGCCCTCATCGCCCTCCGCAACGCCTCCACTGGCCGCATTTCGTCTGACAAGATTGTCCGCCGCGCTGCCAACAAGGCTTTCAAGATCGCCGCGAAGAACCTCTGGAACGCCTGGAAGGCTGAAGGCCATCCCGAGCACGTCACCGAGGTGCTTAACGCTTACGGCATCTGCCTCGCCTAATATCCACCCACAAAACACAACCATGAAATCCCTAGTCACCCTCGCCGCCATCCTCATCTTCGGCTGGCTGGCCGTCGTCACGTTCTGTGGCCCGGAACTCTACCGCGCCATCAACGGCCCGGAGCCGGTCAAGGCCAAAGCCGTCGTCCGCCGCGTTCGCTAATCTCCCACCCACACCCAACACACCCAGAACATGAGCAGCATCGGAATGATTAAGATCAGCGAACCCGAACGCCTCCAGACGGCCAAGGACATCATCATCGAGCACCGAGCCAAGGCCGGAGCCAAGGCGTCCTACGAGCTCTACACCATCAACTACGGCTCCGGCAAGGTCCGCGTCACCCGCATCGATGCCGCACCGACCTCCGGCGACTTCGCCCCGCTGGTCGCCAAGAAGCGCATCGCTTGGCTCACCGACCACAACTCAATGGTCGTCGAGTTCCGCGGCGCCTGGAAGTCCGATGACGAGGCCAAGGTCGTCGCCTACGAGTCCCAGCAGCAGGCCGACATCAACGCTACCAAGTAATTCCCCACCATGCCCAACGCAAACCACCCCTACGTCGACTCGCTCACCTTCGCTGGCCGACCTCTCCCCCTCAAGCGACCGATGGCCGAATACGCCGCCCGTCGCCTGCAGGCCATCCTCCCGCAGATCGCCGCGCTCAACGCCGCCGGCAAGTCTCAGGCTGATGCCGCCGCCGCCCTGGACACGACCGTCTGCACCCTCCGTCAGTGGCTCGACATCACCGGAACTACGTGGGTCAACATTAACCGCCGCGGTCCTTACAAGCGGCAGAAGTAATGCGTTATCTATCCGTCTGTTCAGGCATGGAAGCCGCGTCCGTCGCTTGGCATCCGCTCGGCTGGACTCCCGTCGGCTTTTCCGAGATCGAACCCTTCCCCTGCGCTATCCTAAAACACCGCTTCCCCAACGTACCTAACTATGGCTCACTCACCGAATACCAATCCTGGCCCCTCTCAATTGGAGATGTGGACCTCCTCTGTGGGGGCACACCCTGCCAGAGCTATTCCGTCGCAGGCAAGAGGGCCGGACTCAATGACCCAAGGGGACGGCTTATGCTCTCCTTTCTTGAATTGGCTGCTAAACTCCGCCCCCGATGGGTGCTATGGGAGAACGTCCCAGGCTGCCTGTCGTCAGGTCAACCTAAAGGATCTGACTTCGGATGCTTCCTTCAAGGGCTGGTCGAACTCGGGTATGGGTTCGCCTACCGAGTGCTGGACGCTCAACACTTCGGAGTCCCCCAGCGTCGTCGTCGAGTCTTCGTTGTCGCGTGTCTTGGAGACTGGAGAGCTCCCGCCGAGGTTCTATCTCTCCGCGAAGGCCTGCGCGGGTATCTTGAGGCGAGCAACAAAAAGAGGAAAAGCTCTGCCTCCAATGTTGGAGCAAGCTTTGAAACAAGCGGCATCTGTGCCACAGGAGTGACGTCCCATTGTCTGACAAAGTCATATCACAGCAGCGAGGATGGAACTGGTCGAGGTCTTCCGATTGTCATTGATCGGGCCGCGTATAACCAAGGAGAAAACGCCCAGTACGAACCACACATCGGAGAGTCGGAAGTCATGGACAGCCTCGTCGCCCGTGGCCCTCACGCTGTTGGAGTGCCTCCACACATCGTCCAAGCCAGCGAAAAGGCTTCCGCTGGTGACCAGACTCCGCACGTTGCCTACCCAGTCGCCTTTGATACCTACAATCAAACCACATCGAAAACAACTCAGGCGGTACGTTCCGCGGCAAGCGATGTCGATCATGTTGGAGCCGTCTTTTCACCTTCGATGGCCGTCCGTCGCCTTACCCCTATAGAGTGCGAACGCCTCCAAGGCTTCCCAGACAACTGGTCGCGCATCAGCTGGAAGGGCAAGCCCGAGGAGGAGTGCCCCGACGGCCTACGCTACAAAGCCTGTGGCAACTCCATGGCCGTGCCGGTCATGCACTGGATCGGCGAACAGATCGCAGCAGTTGACGCAAAACTTCATCCCAATGCCTGACCCCTCCCACCGCCCCTACCAACCCATGCACATCATCAAACCCGACTCCATGCCACGCTTCTGGTGGCTCGTCCCCTGGTCCTACGCCCGCCAACTGCACCGCTCGGCCAACGCCCTGCGCGCCCTGGCTGACCGACTCGACGACGCCGTGACCCTGCAAAACGCCGTCATCGCCGACCAGTCCGATGAAATCGCCAATCTCCGCCGTCTTCTGGAGGAAGCCCGCAGCCGATGAGTTCATTCCGCCACCTCGACGGGATGCTCGCCCTCCTCAGCGAAATCTACCACATCAACGAGCGCATCATGACCGGGGACATCTGCTCCGCGAAGACCGCCATCGAGTCCAAGCGCATGGAGAAGCTCTTGAACCACTACCACGAAGCCCTCAGCGAAGACGGCGCCACGAAGATTAGCCTGCAAGCCTACGCCGCCGCCGGTGGCTGGGTCGGCATCACTTACTCCTACGAGGTCGACGGCTTCGAGATCGCCGGCTCCCAAGTCCCTCGCCGCGTATGAGCAAAGACTTTAAAATTTGGTGGCACAGAGAAGGAAGCGGAATGCCTCCGCTAAAGGGCGAAGAAGCATGCGAACACGTCGAACGCGTTAGCGCTATCGCCTGGGCTAACGGCTCATACAAATCGAACGAAGCGCTAGAGGACGAGAACGCCCGCCTCAAGGCCGAGGTCGAGCGCCTGAAGGAAGACAATCGCCAACTCACGAATGCCTTTGAGATTGCCGAAGGCATCATCAAGCGGATGGGAAAAGCAGCAGAGGCCGCCGCCAAGGAGGGCAAGCCGAGCGTATGAGCGACCATTCATTTATTCCCAAGGCCAATCCGAAAATCGTGCCTCCCGCTATTCCTGCGCCGCGCAAGGAGTCACTTGAGCAAGATAACGCCCGCCTCAAGGCCGAGGTCGAGCGGCTTAAAGAGGGCAACGAGTGCCTTGACCAGATGCACGAAAAGGAAATGGCAAGGTCGGCTTTCCTGTGCGAACAGGTCGAGCGGCTGACCAAGGCCGTGATGCACTCCCCTTCGGCTCAACTCAAACTCAAGGAACTTGAAGGCAAGACCACCTACGAGGAAATCAATCCAGACAACCAATGAGCGAACCAAAGCGATACCATCACTTCATCAAGTTCTACTCCAAGTCGTTTACCGATGTGACTGGTGCGAGATACTGCTATCCAGACGCTGGTATGATTGAAGACAAAGACGGCAAGTATGTCGAATACGAGGACTACGCCCGCCTCAAGTCTCTCTGCGATAACCTTGGGATGGGCGGCAAGCATACCATCACGGCAATCGACGCCGAGAACGCCCGCCTCAAGGCCGAGGTCGAGCGGCTGATTAAGGAACGTGATAAGGCTCTTACGGACTTCTGGTATATTCACGAAGGATACTTTAGATTGCAAGCAGAAGTAAATAGGCTGACCGCCTTCACCACCCGCACCATCATCCCGAACAAGGAACTGCAAGCACAGGTCGATCGGCTGACCAAGGCCGGGGATGCGATGGCTGAAATCTTTAAAAACGAAATGGATAACGAGCCAGATTGTGTTGGCTATCTGCAAGAAAAATTGGTTAACCGCTGGAACGACGCCAAGGAGGGAAAGCCCCGTGCATAAGCCCATGCGCCCTTTCTCCATCGTCGCCCTGCTGCTCCTCGGCTTCAACGCCGCCGCCGCTTCGGACGCCACTCTGCTGGAGTCCATCGCCCACGTGGAGTCCGGCATGAACCGTAAGGCCATCGGGGCCGCCGGTGAACGCGGGATGTATCAGGTCGGGCGTGAGGCTTGGAAGGACGCCGAGGAGCGTCTCAAGGCCGAGGGCCACTACCGCTTCCCGTGGTCCAAGTGGCGCGACGCTACCGCCCAGGACATGATTGCCGCCAGCCACCTCCGCTGGATCAGGTCGAACTTCAAGCGCATAGGCGTAGCCTCCCCGACCCCCGAGCAGATTGCCTTGGTCTGGAACGTGGGCTGGTCAGGCGCCGTCGACCGCAAGTTCCGCCCGAACGAATACGCCATCCGCGTTGCCAACCTTTTCCGCTTGTCCCAGCGTCAGCCACGATAAAGGGTCTTGCCGTGGCCCAACTCATCGTAGCAATCGACCCTGGCGTGAACGGCGGCATCGTCTGGTCAATCGACGGATCGGTGCAGACCGCCAAGATGCCCGGCTCTGATGTCGAGGTCTGCCAACTCCTCGCCGACCTCAGCTGCAAGGCCAAGGACGTCAGCCTCTACCTCGAAGAGCCGCCGCTGTTCGCCGGCAAGAACATCCCCGGCTCCGCCATCGGCAAACTGATGTGGAACACGGGCGTCCTCTACGGCGCCGCTGTCGCCATGGGCTGGAAGATTCACCGCATCCGTCCCGCCGTCTGGCAGAAGACGCACACCTGCGGCACGAAAGGCGACCTGACCACGACCCAGTGGAAAAACAAGCTGAAGGCCCGGGCCTGCGAACTCTTCCCCACCGTCGACGTCACCCTCTGGAACGCCGACGCCCTCCTCATCTTCGACTCCGCCACGCGCGGCGTCATCAACTAATTTCCCCAATGAAGAAAGACTCCAAACCCTCTCCCGAATACCGCATCATCGCGGACTCGTCCTACATCCTCCTGCCCGATCAGAAGGTCGCCCGACTCCTGACGCCCACCGTCCGCAACGGCGTGACCTACTACAACCTCTTCGTCCCCGGCTACACGCGGATGTCCCTCGCCGACATCGAGGCCACCATCAAGGCCGGCGAAGTCACCAAGGCCGCCACCGAGCCCACCAAATAATTCCCACCATGAGCAAACAGCCCACACCCACCACCGCCACCTCCGCGCTCGTCCAAGCCCTCGCCGCCCTGGACAACGTGAAGGCCAACAAGATCAACCCCGCCTTCAAGGCCAAGTACGTCTCCCTCGACGCGCTGCTCGACGCCATCAAGCCCGTCCTGCTCGACCACGACCTCGCCCTCATCCAGACGCTCGTCAGCCAGGACGGCAAGGTCGGTGTCTCGACCGCCTTCCTGCACTCCTCCGGCGAACGCTTCGACTTTGGCACCCTGCTCGTCAAGGCCGAGGGTCTGACCGCCCAGCAGATCGGCGGGGCCATCACCTACATCCGCCGCCAGTCCATCCAGACCGCCTGCGGCATCTCGGTCGACCTCGACGACGACGGCGCCGTGGCCTCTGGCTTCCGCGCTACGGCCTCCGCACCCGCCGCCCCTGCCTTCTCCCCCACCCCCCGCCCCCTGACCAAATGAGCGACAACTTCGACCCCTTCGACCCGGTGAACGCCGCCATGCGTCACCTGCATAACCAGAACCTCGCGTCGGCTGCCGAAGCCCGCGCCGAGAACCAAGCCAAGACCATCGCCGAGATGCGCTACGCCGGCAACGAACTCGCCCGCGTCCTCGACGACATCGCCCAGTCCTCTCAGCTCGACGCCATCGCCAAGGCCGTCTGCATCGCCACCATCGCCAAGTGGAACCGCGCCAAGACCGGGCAACTCTGATGGCTGACGTTCCCAAGGGCATCGAACGCATCGCGGCCACCGTCCGCAATCAGTATGCCCTGCTCCTCCTCCTGGACGGCTACCCTTACGTCGAACTGACCGCCCGTAAGCACGCCGACTTCCTGACCGACCTCAACGCGTGGAAGCGCAAGACCTACCCGTCGCTCATCCGCTCGCAGGTCCGCTATTTCACCCTTGCCCCTAACGGCGAGATAAAGGAACTTACCTTCACGCCCGTCCGCCAATGACCAACCGCGACAACATCCAGCGCCTCGTCGAGAAGGTCACCAGCGACCTCGCCATCGTCAAGTCGCTCGCCTCCCGGGTCGAGATGCACGTCGAAGACCTGTCGACGCTCTCCGACCTTGCTTCCGCTGCGCTCACCGAACTGAGCGTGTTCACCGATCACGTCGAGACCGCCGACGAGTCCGCCGCAGTGAAGCCCCTGCACGACCGCGTCCACGTGCTCGTCGTCCAGCTCCGTGTCCTCCGCAATACGCTCGAGGCCATGGAGAACGCCGGTGAAGCCGCCCTTGAGGACGTGCGCCGCATCTCCGCCAGCGTCGAGGAGTCAGCCCCCGAGGACGACTCCCTCTGACCTTTCCCACCAACCCAGAACACCAACACCCGATCACCATGCCCGACCTCATCACCGAACGCGTCATCTACGACGGCATCCAAGCGCTCAACCAATCCGGCGCGAAGGAACTGCTCAAGTCTCCCGCTCATTACCAGGCGTATCTCGCTCGCACCCGCGAGGACAGCAAGGCCCTCCGCGTCGGCACCGCCGTCCACAAGCTCGCCCTCGAAGGGCTCGACGCCTACAACGCCACCCACGCCATCGCCCCGGAGGTCGACAAGCGCACGAAGGAAGGCAAGGCCGAGTGGGCCGAGTTCGTCACCGCCAACGAAGGCAAGGCCATCCTGACCGCCGAGGAGGGTGCCCTCGTGGACGCCGTAGCCAACTCCGCCGCCGCCTGCATGAAGGCCAACGGCATCGTCCTCTCGAAGACCGAGGTCATGTTCACCGCCTTCATCGGCGACACGCTCGTTAAGTGCGCCATCGACGGCATATCCGACGACGGCTACATCTACGACCTTAAGACCTGCGAGGACGCCAGCCCCCACGGCTTCCTTCAGGCCGTCCGCAAATACAAGTACGCGCTCCAGGCTTACTTCTACCGCCATGCCGTCGAGTCGGCATACAAGTGCCGGGTGCTCGGCTTCCGCTTCATCGCCGTCGAAAAGGAGCCGCCCTACGCCCACGCCGTCTATGAGCTCGGGCCCGAACTGATGACCCAAGCCGCGTTCGACTTCGAGAAGGCGCTGGCCCTTTACAAGGAATGCACCGCCTCGGGACAGTGGCCTGCCTATCCGCAGCAGATCCAGACCATCGACATCGCCGCCAAGCCCACCGCCGCCACCAACATCAACTTCGCCTAATCCATGAACCCGCCCAACAACGACCGCCCCCCGCTCAAGTCCATCGAGGTGTCCGGCACCTACAAACTGAAGCTCATCAAGCCGAAGTTCGAGAAGGTGAAGCACAACGAAGACGGCACCTCCTCCGCGCGCCTCTTCTTCCTCGACGACCAGGGCAACTGCCTGAGCAAGTCCTACGGCTCCAAGTACGCCAAGCCCCTCGCGATGCTCGTCGGCAAGTTCGCCGGCAAGTTCACCGAGGAGATCCGCTTGGACGCCACCCCCGCCGAGTTCCTGCAATACATCGAACCCGCCTGCGGCAAGACCTGCCTCATCGGCGTCGAGGCCATCCCTAACGGCGAATGGAACGGCAAGCCTCAGTTCAAGTACAAGCTGACGTTCCCCAAGGGCTCCCAGAAGCCCGTCGTCAGCGAGCCCCCGCCCGAGAACCCGCCCTTCTAACCCGATGGGAACTGCCACCGAGAAAAAGGCGGCTTCGATTAATCGCTTGAAAGCCTGGGCCGCTGCCAACCCCGAAAGGGCGAGGCAGACCCAGGCTAACTGGCGCTCTAAGAATAAGGATAGTCACCGCGCCGCAGTTAAACGTTGGCGCGAGAGAAACAAGGAAAGGGCAAAGGCCGTAGATGCTGACCGGAGGAAGCGACGCTTTTTCCATCAGAGGGCCAAGGCCGCAGTATGGAGAACAAAGCAAGGGGATGTCGCCGCTCTGTCTGAGTCCATCTTCTGGCTTTGGAGAAAGCAGCGTGGCCGATGCGCTATGACCGGCAAGCGTCTCGATAGGACCGCCGAGCTAGATCACATCGTCCCCGTCTCCAAGGGTGGCAAGAACCACCCAGAAAACCTGCAATGGCTTTCTCCTGAGGTTAACCAGTGCAAGAACGATATGACCGTTGACGAGTTCATCGCTGTCTGTCGCAATGTCCTTTCCCATGCCACCCAATAACATGCCAGCCCCAACGCTCGTCTTAATTGCCGGATACGCAAGGACGGGCAAGTCCACCCTCGCCTCGGGCATACTCGAATGGGCGACCCGCCCCGCCGAACACATCAACTTCGCCGACGCCCTCAAGGAAGCCGCGAACCATTACATGGACTACCTCGGCCTCGATGGGGACTTCTTCAAGGAGGACTTCAAGGTCGATAACCGAGACTTCCTCGTCCACGCGGGAAAGTTCGCACGGCGCCTAGACCGCGACGTCTTCGCCCGTCACTTCGCCAACTGGTGCCCGGTGATGAAGCACGCCGACCAGCCCAGCCCCGAGACCGTCGTCTGCTCGGACTGGCGCTACGTCAACGAGCTGCGCGTCTGCCAGGACATCCTCTGGGAGAAAGGCTGGCGAGTCCGCACCATCTACGTCGCCACCGCCGGCGTCGGTCCGGCCAACGACGAGGAACTCGACAGCATCGCCGAAATCCGCGCGTCCCACCTGTTCGACCAGGAGTACATCTTCAAGCCGAACGCCCGTAACCAGATCATGACCGAAGGTCGCAACCTAGCCAAGTCATGGAGACTCTGAACCCCGACACCGTCGCTTGGGCCCGCAAGGTCGGCCTGTCGCCTGACCGCGTGGCCTTTCTCCTCGCCTGCCCGAAGTATACCCGCATCGGCCGGAACGACAAGGTGGTCTACACGAAGGCCGAGAACCCGAACCACCACCTCCAGAAGCTCGGCGACTGCTATTGGTTCCGCCTGCGTCGCCGTGGCAAGGACATCGTCGAGAACATCGCCACCGACCTCGAGACGGCCCGCAAGCGCCGTGACGAGATGCTGGCGGCCTTCGACTCCGGCAAGCCAATCCCTTACATCAACGCCCGATGAGCGACTGGCAACCCATCGAGACGGCCCCGAAGGATGGCTCATACATCCTAGTGTTCCATGATGGTTACATGTGGACGGTTAGTTGGTGTAAAGTTTCAGGATGGCACGATAGCAACGACCACTGGTATCGTCCTACCCATTGGATGCCCCTTCCCAACCCACCCACAAAATGAGCACCCCGACCCGCTTCGTCGCTTTCGGCGACAACCACGGCGACATGATGGACGAGAACGCCGTCGAGGCCCTCGTCGAGTTCATCAAGGACTACAAGCCGACTGTCCGCGTCCACCTCGGCGACTGCTTCGACTTCCGATCCCTGCGCCGTGGGGCTGGCAACGACGCCGAAGGGGCTGAGTCCCTCATCGCTGATGTCGAGGCCGGCGAGAACTTCCTCGAGCGCACGAAGCCGACCGTCTACCTGATGGGCAACCACGAGCACCGGGCGCTTGCCCTCCAGCACTCCTCCGGCTCCGCCCTGGTACGCGACTACTGCGCCGACCTCTACGCCCGCATCAAGACCGCCGCGAAGAGCTGCGGGGCGAAGACCATCCTCGACTACCACGCCGAGAAAGGCGTCTACCGCCTAGGCCCGGTGGCCTTCGTGCACGGCTACGCCCATGGCGTCAACGCCACTCCCGAACAGGGTCGCCACTACGCTGACCGAGGCGGCGCCCTGATCCACGGGCACACCCACACCCTAAGCCAGGTCAACCTTACGAAGGCCGAAGGCGGTGCCGCGTTCAGCGCCGGCTGTCTCTGCCAGAAGGACGCAATGGCCTACGCGTCGCACAGGCTTGCCACCTCCCGCTGGGGCTCAGGCTTCGCGGCAGGCTGGGTCGACGGCAAGGACTGGAAGGTCTGGCTTGTCCACCGCGTCGGCAGCCGATGGGTCTGGACGACCGACCTAAAGGTGTTCTCCCCGAAATCCAAATGAGGCGCTTCGACCCTCTCGCCCTCATCAAGGCGCTACGCTCCGAAGGCGACATCCCCGCCCCCAAGGGCTGGTTCACCGTCGACCAGATTCGCGAAGAGCTGCGGATGGCCCACACGCGCAACGCGTCATCCCGTGCCCTCGACCTTTACCGCCGCGGCCTGCTGGAACGCCAGCCCCATCAGTTCAAGGCTAGGACCGGGCAATGCCACATGGCCTATGTCTACCGCCCCGTCCCGCCCTACCGCACGATCGCCGAGGCCGCGACCCGAGTCTTCGAGCACCAGGAGGAAACCGTCCCCAAGGGCTGGGTTCGCATCGTCGACGTGTCCGTGAAGGTCAAACTCTCCGACGTCTCCGTCCGCTCCCGCATAGCCCGGGCAGGACTCAAGCCCCGTTACTTCAAGACGCGTCGAGGCATCATCGGCATCCATCGCAACGCCTACTACCTCGAGAGCGCCGTAATGGCTCTCTTCCGCTAAAGCACCTTGACCTCGGGCACCCACGCTCCCAAACCCAAACCTTCTTCTTCCATGACTCCTCCGAACAACGTGCCGGCGGAACGCCACCTCCTCGGCGTCCTCCTACGCGAAGCCTTCCCGCTACCGGGCGACCTCCAGCCCTCCGACTTCTTCGAGCCAGCCCATCAGGACATCGTCTCCGCGATGCTATCCCTCGGCGCCGACGGCATCATCGCCGACGAGCTGACGGTCAGCCAGCGACTCCGCGACATGGGCTCGCCTATCGACGCGGCCACCGTCTCGCTCCTGGTCAGCGATGTCGGCCAGTCCACCTACCGACCTGAGCACGCCGACCTGATCGCCGACACGGCCATCCTGCGACGTGCCCTAGATGCCGCCAAACAGGCCACCGACCCGGACACCCTCCTCGACCACTATGCCACCCTCGCCGAATCCCGCAAGGGTCGCAAGGCCAAGGCCGGAGGTCCGCAGCGGATGGACTTCGACGCCCTGCTGTCCTTCGAGCGCAAGGAAGACCCGTCCTGCATCCTAGGCTCGCACCGCTGGCTCTGCAAGGGCGGCTCGATGCTTATCGTCGGTCAGTCCGGCACGGGCAAGTCTTCCCTCATGATGCAGGCCGCCGTCCACTGGTGCCTAGGCCGTGACTTCTTCGGCATCAAGCCTGCCAAGCCCCTACGCGCCGTCGTGCTCCAGGCTGAGAATGACGCGGGCGACATCTCCGAGGCCCTTCAGGACGTCATCGCAGGAGCCTACCTCGACAGCGAGGAGAAGGCCACCCTCCGCGAGCACCTAGCCATCTTCCGCGACACCGTCAGCACCGGCACGACCTTCACCGCCGCACTTCGTCAGCTCGTCATTGACCAGCAGGCCGACATCGTCTTCGTCGACCCGCTCCTGTCCTTCGCGGGCATCGACGTCTCCGATCAGGAGCAGGCGTCCAAGTTCCTGCGCCACGACCTAGCCCCCATCCTCCTCGAGACGGGCGCCGTCCTCGTCGCCATGCACCACACCGGCAAGCCCAAGGCCGCCAGCGACAAGGAAGGCCACACCGTCGCCGACCTAGCCTACGCTGGCCTAGGCTCGTCCGAGTTCACCAACTGGTTCCGCGAGGTCGCCGTCCTCTTCCGATGCCAGGGCGAGGAGCCGATCTACAAGTTCGGCCTGACCAAGCGCCGTGGCCGTGCCGGCCTCAAGGACCACGCCAACCAGTTCAAGGGCGAGATTTACATCCGCCACGCCGCCGAGAAGGGGGTCATCCGCTGGGAATACAGCCAGCCCCCCGTCCAAAACGAGGATGAGGTCGCTCATAGGAATAGCGATTCCCGACCCGCTAAGGGGTCGCCACGCCTCTTTAATGGTCGCTGAGGGTCAACACCCGCACCCCACTATAATCCTATGAATTTCCCGACAGCCTGTCGCTTCCGTCTTTCTCGTGGACAATCCGTAGTCTCCCCTAAAGGGGAGGACAACAGACTCCTCCCCCTGCTTGGGGCAGGGGAGTCGTCTGCCTGCTCAAGCCTACCTTCCCGGAGAAGGCTAACCCTGACCGAGAATGG